GATCCGCACCGACCTCGACGCGCTCCTGGAGCGCAAGCCCCACCTGCGCAAGCAGACGGCCACGCCGGAGCCGGAGCGCAAGGGACCCCGCCCGGACCCGAGCCAGGGCGCACGGCCCCCGGCTCCGCCGGCCGACTACCGCAGCGCCTCCAAGGAGGACTACGCCGCGGCGATGGCCAAGCTCGGCGTGGCGCCTCGGCGTTGATCCGCATCACGGCACGGCTCTCGGACGGCGTCACGCGCCTGGAAGTCGAGGGCCACGAGGGTCACCTCGAGGACGGGCGGGTCTGCGCGGCGGTCAGCGCCATCACCCAAACCGCGCTGCTCGGCCTCGAGCAGGTCGCACACCAGCATCCGGACCTCGTGTCCATCGACATCCAACAGGAGTAGCTATGTCGCTCGCGACACTCCCCACGCGCCGGGCCTGGTTCGACCTGGCCCGCCACGACATCCGGACCGGCATGCCCGCCGCGATCCGCGAGATCATGCAGAACGGCCTGCTGTACAGGGCATTCGAGGAGGCCCTCCTCCCGGAGTTTCTGTTCCCGTCCATCGCCACCCCGCGGCCGTGGTCGCAGAACGTCGGCGACACCGGGACCTTCACCCGGACCGGTCTGCTCACGCCCACCACCACGCCGCTGGCCGGGTCCGACCCGTCGCCCCAGACCTACAGCGTGGAGCAGTACTCGGTCACGATGGACCAGTACGGCATCACGATGGACACGAACATGCTGACCAGCCGCATGTCGCTGGCCAGCAAGTTCCTGGAGGACGCGCAGAAGTTGGGTATCTCGGCCGGGCAGTCCCTCAACCGGATCGCCCGGGACAAGCTGTACAACGCCTACGCGGGCGGCCGGACCTGGGCCACGACGGCCGGCTCCTCCGACACCAGCATCGTGGTGCAGTCCGTGCGGGGCTTCGAGTACGTCCTGGTGAACGGCAAGCCCACCCCGGTCTCCGGCGCGAACCCGTTGAGCGTGACGATCGAGGGCGTGGCCAACACGGTCACCGGCGTCAACGCCGGCACCAACACGCTCACCCTCGGCACCGCCCGCGCGGACACCGCCGGTGATGCTGTCGTCGCGGTCAACGCCCCGGTCAGCATCCGCCCGTCCAGCACCCTCGACACGGCCTACGACATCGGCACCTCGCACACCGCCACGCTGAAGATGTTCCGCGCGGCCGTCGCCCGCCTGCGCCGGATGAACGTCCCGACCAGCGGCGGCTTCTACACCGCGCACATCGACCCCGAGACCGAGACCCAGCTGTTCGACGACGCGGATTTCAAGCAGGCGCTGCAGGGCCGGGTCGACTCCCCGATCTACGAGGGCCTGTCCATCGGCCGGTTCGCCGGCATCGACTGGGTCCGCGACAACGAGGTCCCCACCCTCAACGGCGGATCCGCCGGCAACGTCACCGTGCACCGGCCGATCGTCTTCGGCGCCGACGCGCTGCTGTCCGCCCCGTTCGACGGGATGGGCCAGCTGCTCAGCGAGGCCGACACTGGCGGCGTCCCGTCCATCCAGATGATCGGCCCCGCCAACGGCGTCCAGGTCGCCTACATCGTCCGGCCGCCGCAGGACCGCCTCGGCCAGATCGTCTCCCAGACCTGGTCCTGGGTCGGCGACTTCGGCGTCCCCTCCGACGCCACCAGCGGCGACAACGCCCTCTTCAAGCGCGCCGTGGTCCTCGAGCACGCATGACCCGCCCGGGCCCGCCCCAATCGGGCGGGCCCGCGCCCGACCCCCAGAGAGGACCGGACGATGCGTGTAGTCGTGCGGGATGCCTTCAAGGCCTACATCAACCACCAGCCCGAGGACTTCACCCCCGGGCAAGAGATTAAAGGCGACACCGCCGTGTACCTGCTGCGCAACCGCGCAGCGGTCGACCCCTGCGATGGCGAGGCGGAGGACCTCGCCCAGGCGCTCGCCGACGAGGACCAGGGCGACGCACCGGAGGAGACGGAGCCCGACGACGACCAGACGCCTGCGTCGCTGGACATCACGGGCTCCGTCCCGGACGTCCTCGCCTGGGTGGGCGACGATCCCGAACGGGCCCAGGAGGCTCTGGCCGCCGAGCAGGCCCAGGACAGGCCGCGGTCGACGCTGGTCAAGCAGCTCGAGAAAACAGCCGAACCAGGCCAGTAGAGGGGGCGTCGTGCCGCTGCCAACTCTCGCCACCCCCGAACAGCTGCGGGCGTACCCGGGTGTGGGGCAGGTGTCCGACGAGGAGGCCGACTTGGTGCTGCGGCTGGCGTCCGGCGCCATCCGCAACCAGGCCCGGCAGATCATCAGCTTCGTCGCGGACGACACCGTGGAACTGGACGGCGGCGAGCGGGTGCTGAGGCTGCCGCAGCGGCCCGTGGTCGTAGACGACGCGCACCCGCTGACCGTCGTGGAGATCGTGGACGGCACCGGCCTGGAGATCCCCGCGATCTCCGGCCGCGACTTCGTCCGCAAAGGGTCGGAGCTCCACCGCGGAGAGTCCTGGCCCACCAGTCGGCTGATGGGCTGGCCCCGCCGCTACCCTGCCGGGATCTGGGCCGACCGGGTCCGGGTGACCTACTCGCACGGCGAGTTGGAGATCCCCGACGACGTCATCGGCATCTGCCTGGACCTGGCGTCCGCGTCGCTGTCCAACCCGAACCGTCTGCGCTCGGAGACCTCCGGCGCTACCTCCGTGGTGCACACCGTGGAGACCTTCGGTACCGGGTCGCTCACCTCCGACCACATCAAGCTCCTGCGCAGATACAAACGGTCGACCATGTCGGTGGCGCCATCATGAGCGTCCTGTACCAGCAGTCCGGCGTCATCATCCGCCCGGCCGTCATCACCGACCGGTACGGCAACGAGCGGCCCGACTACGGCGATGCCGCCGAGCGCATCCCCGTCGACCAGATCAACGTCCAACCTGCCGGCGGCAGCAGCGAGGACACCAGCGACCGGCAGCTCACCGTCACCGGCTGGCTGCTGATCTCCGCGCCCGGCACCATGCCCGACCTCCGTGAGACCGACCGGATCGAGATCGACGGACAGGTCCTCGAGGTCACCGGCAAGGTCGGCCGCTGGCCGACTCCGCCGGGCCTGCGTCACATCGAGGCGCAGCTGAAGGAGGTGACGTAGTGGCCGGCTCCTTCCGATTCGTGCCCAACCCGCGGATGTTCCAGGAGCTCGCCAGATCGCACGGCATGCGTGACGCGCTCAAGGCCACAGCCGACCGCGGCGCGGCCGTGGCCCGGTCCACGGCACCGCGATACAGCGGCCCCACCTACGACCCGGCCGTGGACCGCCATGCCGAGTACGTCGCCAGCATCTACTCGGCTGCGACGCTCCAGCCGAACGGATGGCGCGCGCAGTTCGGGGCGACAGCGCCGTGGAGCCTGCAGGTGGAGTTCGGCACCGGTCGCACCGCAGACCGACCCCAGGGCGGCCACTCGCCGAGACACCGGACGCTCGGCCGCTCCCTCGACTCGATCAGGAGTACGTGATGCCCCGCATCCAGCTCGCCCACTGGCACGGCCAACACCGGCCGGGCGACGAACTCGACGTGACAGCGGAGGAGCTGGTGGCGATGCGGCGTGACGGCCGCGTCGCCCAGGTCCTCGACGACACCCCGCAGCAGGCTTCGGCGGCCGAGCCCGAGGAAACGCCGGCCGAGCCGCTGGCGGAGGCCTCCGAGGAGCCCGAACCCGAACCGGCCCGGGCCCGCCGCAAGCGATGACCATCCCGATCCACACGTTCCCCGACGCCGAGCAGGTCGCGGTCACCGTGCTGCGGACCGCGCTCGACACCAAAATCACGGTCGGCACCGAGTGGCCGGCCACGCTGCCGCAGCGGCTCGCCGGCGGTGTGGTGTCCGTCAGCCGCGGCGGCGGCGCCACCGTGCAGCGCAACGTCCTTGAGGACGTCACCCTCGACATCGACGTCCTCGCCGCCGACAAGGGCGCCGCGCAGGACCTGGCGCAGCTGGTACGCGCACACCTGCACGCCGCCCGGGGCACCACCGTCGAAGGCGCCCAGATCTACACCGTCGCGGACCTCTCGCTGATCTGGCTCCCGCACGAGCCGGACCCGGAGACCGCCCCGATCCCCAGGTACGTGCTGGTCATGCAGATGCGTCTGCGCGCCAGGCCTGCCACCTAACCCGCG